CCCGGCCAATGCTTTTCATCTTGTCAAGCGCTGACCCAATTGCAGAAGTCAACGAATTCCAAGCACGTTCGAGTGAGCCAAGTCTTACTTGGCGCGTAGCAAGCGAATCATTTAAAGCATCCGCAGCAAACTTAATCGCCTCATCGTTGCGACCTTGTTCTTCAAGCTGCCGGATATAAGCGAACTGCTCGCGGCTCAAAAAGTTAAAATTGCGGTTGGTTTTGACTGCCCAATCCGACGCACTATCGGTTAGGCCATCGAACATCTTGACCACCTCATCGCGCGTGGCACCCGTCAGACGCTGGATGTTGCCCATGGCGGTCGCAACTGACCGCACAGCTCCAGGGCCGATGTCTCCGGTTCCAACCGCAGCCGATAGAAACCCTCGAGCGTTGGACATCGACGCCTGCGTCGTCGCAGCAATCGCCTCAGCCATGCGCTCGTAATTGTCCGCGGTGATGCCGGCGAAGTTGCCGGTCAATGCCAAGGTGCGCGAAAACTCGCGGCTTTCTTTGTACCCAGCGATAAACGCCGCGCCGACGCCACCAATCGCTCCAGCAAGCAGCGCGAATCCACCCACCGCAGGCGTGATAACCGATCCAATGCCGCGGATCGCATTACCAATTCCGCCAAACGATGTAGTGATCTGCGAGCCCTGCTGCAGCAGAACCATCAGCGGGTTCTGCCCACCTGCCAAGCTGACAGCAACGTCCTGAAACTGCGCCGGCAACTGGCGCATCGCGTTGTTGATCTGACGGGCCGACGTGTCACCCTGCTGACCCATGCGCTTGAGGCTGTCGGTCAGTCGATCGACCTGTTGCGTCCCTTGCACATTGGCAGAAATGCCGATGGCAAGAGGAAAGTTTAACGCCACGTCAGCTCTCCCGCTTATTCAGAACCTGCAGCGCCGCAAGTTCCATCGTCTGCAGATCATTCATCATTGCAGCCTGATCTGCCACAGCATGGATTTTAAACAATGCCTCGACAGCAGGATAGTTCAAACCAAGGAAGATGCCAGTCGATGATACGTTCCACTGGGTCTGCAGTCTCAAGAACATAACGACAGAGTCGGTGTTTTCTTCCCAGACCGCAAAATCCGTGTCAGCTTGAGGCAAGCTGTCCAGCTGTTCAGCAGTCGCCCCAAACGCCGCAAGATCCTCTGCTGTATCGTCTTGTACGCCGCCCTGCGCCCAGTGCCTGGCGGCGTCAATCAGTTTTTTCGCTTGGCGCCTGACAAGCTGGCGAACAGCGCCAGAACGATACTGCCAGCGACCATTGGCACCTCAAGCAGCTGGTCCAGCGCCTGCGCCGAGAACGGCACCGCACCATCCTGGTCAACTACGCTCGACCACCCAACCATCACCTCACGCACCAGATCCACGTCGCGGATCTCCTCGCGCTCAATGAGCTTGCGGATCTCCTCAATGCGAGACTGTGTAAGACGCTTGAACTCAGCGTCAAACGTGGCTTTCTCAGTGCGTCCACCGTCAGCAGGAACTTCGACCGTTACCGGCCAGGTGTAGGTGTCAGATTGCGATAGTTTGAACATTAATCAACTTTGATGTGGTTGCAACTCTACGCAGCCCACGGCAGCGGTGGCGCTACCACGGGCGGATTCTTTTGATTCTCGATCTGTTGCAAGACTGCCGCTTCAGTGGCGTCCTTGTCAACCCCATTCGCCCAGATCCATTCGAGCACTTGCTCTTGGGTCAGGCTGGCGTAGGGTGTAAAGGACTCAGGATCAGGCGAGGGCAGCGAGCAGGTGGCGTAGACAGAAGCTGAGTAGCCGTCTACGGTATCCGAGCACTGCCAGTGAGCCACGATGCAAACGTCAGACAGATCGCCTTCTGATACTTTGCAGTCAAGACGGGAGATGTTCCAGTTCATTATTAAGCCCCTTTGAGTGCGGCCACTTCGGCCTCTAGGGTTTCAATACGGGCCATTGCTTCTTGCAGGGCTTTGATGGCTGCGTGATACATATCGGTCGTGTAGATCGTCTTGTACGGCACTTCGCCTTCTGTCGCTTCGCCAAATCCATCGTTGCTCACAAACTCAGGCGCAACAGATTCAACCTGCTGGGCAATTACGCCGATGTTTGCAATGTCATCGGTTTGGTCTTTGTACCTGAACGATACGATCTCAAGCGACTTGATCTTGTCCCAGTACGAAGCAACCGGGGCAATATCCGTTTTAAGCCGAGCGTCTGACAAGTTGACATCGTTTGCTTGGTAGTTGGCAAGACCGCCGTTGGATCGGATAGATGCGCGTTGGTTAGCATCGCCATAACAACGAAGGAAAAATGAATCTGTTGAGTTTGGATCAGCGGTTAAATTGATGTATACACCATATGCGCCAGACACGGCACTAGATGTACTTGTTACACGAACAGAATCAGTATTGTTGGTTTGATAAAACTCGTTGTATCCGCCAGTGCTGTCTGCGTAGGTCCCCGTATTACTCGCCTTAAAGTACCCACCGCTGGTGATACGGGCGCGTTCTGCATTAGTCCCCGCATTTGATGTCAAAAAGCGAATAAGCGTGCTACCACCGCTAGAGTTTGCGTTAAGCGTTAACTCACCGCTACTGCCGCCATAATTCAAATAGCCGTAATTTGTATTGCTGCCATTACCATCGTGGAATGCGACTTGGGTTGTCCCGCCTACAACTGTTGCTCTACCAATTGCTGTTGTACCACCAACCATCCAATTCCCACTAGCATCCAGCGTCATTGCTTGGGTGAAGGTGATCGGGTCGCCTGCGGTGCCGGAGGGGGCGTTGTACCAAATGTGTCTTCCGCTGCTTGAGTTATAACGAGTTGCAAAACCTGTATTGATGTAGTTCCAAGTAGAACCACCAGAAGTTAAGAAAGCGTTATTTCCAATTTCAAGCGCAATATTATCAACAGCGTAAAAAGAAGCCTGTCTAACTTGTGCGACTGTTGAACCAGATGTATACCAAGCACTAGGCGTCACCCCCAGACCGAGGTTGCCGGAGGAGTTGAGGGTCATGTCTACGCTACTGCCGTTAGTGGCAAACAAGACAGAACCAACCGCCCTAATACCAAGATCGTCTGCTGTTCCGCTACCGAGAAACCCCGGTGCGCCACCGATATAGCTCTTCACCGTTCCGGACGCAGCAAAACGCAGATGTGCGCCGTTTGCATTCGTGCTGTTAAACAGCGACATAGCATCAGATGAACCGCCGTTTACTTCCAACTTATACCCCGACGAAGTCGTCCCAATCCCGACGTTGCCGGAGATGTCAACAGTCAATTTTGTACTAAAGCCGCTGCCGGGTGTTTGAACCAGAAACGCGCCAGTATTGTCCGAGCCAATGTAGGCGATAGAGCCTGAGTTTTTCAGTCCAGCAAATACGCTTGTGCCTGTGCTTTCAATCAGCGCGGCAGTGGTTGACGCACCAGAGTTGACGTGCAGCTTATTGGCAGGCGCATTCGTCCCAATCCCAACATCCCCCGCTGCACTCACCACAAACGGGCTGCTGTCCGGGTTAGCTGCATCCTCCACCAGAATGGAATCGCCAGTACCCGTCTGCGTGATCCTGAGTGCTGGAGTGGTGGCGTTCACCACCATGACATAGCTGTCGCCTGCTTGTGCGGCTTGAATCTGCGGGACTGCTGTGTTTAAAGCTAAAACCTCGTATGCGGCCACGTTTTACCCCAATTGTGTTGATCAGGCCCAGATCCTTACAGGGTTTGCCGGTGTGACCTTGAAGGCGTCCAGCTCCGGCACGAGGTGATCGGCCGCCAGGCGCACGTTAACGTGCCAGCCTTCGATCGGTGCCATCTCGGGCTGCTCGCCCATGTCGGTCTCAATCGTCTCGCCGGTCGGCTTGTAGATCACGCCCACCGTGTCGATCGTGGCGCCGGGTGCGGGTGCGTGGCCTGCGGGCGACAGGATGGCGCCTTCGGCGTCGAGAATCGCCTGCGTCTCGATAAGGAGCCCAGCGGCGGCAAGTTGCTCGGTGGCTTCTTGTTCCGAGGCGAACCGCAGCATCAGGTCGTTCCAGAGCGGCACGGGAGGGGTCAGTGGGAGATCGTCAAGCATGGTGTCCTCACGCGGTCAGAGCTTGCAGCTCGGCGTTGGTCAGGCGGCGGGGGTAGTAGGCGAGTCGACGAACGTGGCCATTCAAAACGCCGGCAAAACGGCTTGATGCAATTTGTAAATTATTCACAGTTGGCACTTGCGAAACTGTGTCTGTTTGCACCGACAACCCATTTGCAGAAACTGCAAAGTCATTCAATTTAAAGCAACCAGCTATTTTGAAAACAACATTGTCTTGCAGATTTAGGCCAGAATCAATGTCACCTTGAAGCGATCCGCTTACAACAGTTGCAAACCGCGCGTCTGCTGGAGCGCCGCCGGATGATTTATAGAACAGCATTTCATTATTTACTGATCCGTCATTAAAAGACGCAAAACCGTAATTTATGCCTGCACCTGCTGCGTCCTGCATGTTTGCTTCTATAAACAACGTCCCCTCAGTCGCGTTAAACCACGGCGACAACGTATTCACACTCGCAACATCCGCGCTGCGGGTGACGGAGGAGGCGAGGGTGGGTAAGTACGACGTGGCGAAGGATCCGGCTTCGAGTTGGGCGCCCCAGATGTAAACGCCGCCACTGGTTGAATCATTGCCTAAAACAAGGTATCCAACCGTGTTGGCCCCAAGATTGCCGGTTAGCGCAACTCGATACCATCCGTTACCAAATGCTTGAATGCTTGCAGCCGCAGCAGTTGCTCCGCCACCAGAACTAACAGATCCAATGGTTCCAGCAGAAAGATTTATGTCAATAAACACATAAGTCCCAATTCCACCAGTCGCATACCAAAGTCGAGCGGTAGTTTTAGTGCCTGCTTTTAAAAACACAGAAAGCGTATACGTTGTACTGCTTGAAATAGCTGCACTGTGATATAAATAGTCTCCACCTGACGACTGAGTATAAGTATCGGCGGTTGTCTGGCCGTCAGGCGATACTGCTGTGTTAGAACTTCGCGATCCGCCAGCGACACTCCACTGAGTGATATCTTCGCTGTACGTCAGCAGATTCGTCCTCTGCTCCTCCACCAGCAACCCCCTAGCCGCCAGCGTCACCGGGTTGTAGTCAAACCGCGGGCCGTAGACTGCGGCGCTGGTGGTGGGCGTGTAGTCAAGAGCGTAGGGGCCGACGGAGAGTTGGGCGCCCCAGAGATGAATCGTTACTGTGCCAGATGACGTACCAAGAGCAGGACGCAAGATAATCTCAAAATTATCTGTCAATCTTGCTTCAGTTAACGTTACTCGAACCCAAGAGTTCGTCAGAGTGACAAACAGGTAACCGCTTCCTTGTACATGACGAAAACCGATAATCTTGCCAACGTCTGCTGCCGTTGATGCTTTAATGTAAAACGATCCGGTATATGTTCCAGCAGATGTCGATGGGGCTTGATAGATAAGTGACTGATCTCCAGATACCGGGGCAGCAAACACCACTTGATCTGCCGTTACGGTTCCGTCAGGCGCGGTTGCTGCGTTGGCTGTAACAACAGGTGCAGATCCACCGCCGCTGTTTGTTTTAATCCAACTCGCGTTATCGAACTCCTGCGACCTCAGCAGCAGATTGTGCGGCGCATACTCCACCAGCCCCGTCGGCCCGACCCTGGTGGCGTTGCTCGACCGCGAGAACGTAACGATGTCGGAGAATGCTTTAGATACCAGGCTCATGTCAGACCTCTATGCGGTACGTCTCAGTCGTAAAGTCCAGGTCCAGCGTCTGGCCGGTGTACTGAGCGCGACCTATCGCGGATGACAAAACGGCCGCGATTGCGGCCCGGATGGCGGCGCGGATCATCTTAGATCGCCACGGTAATGCTGGTCCCGGCGCCGGCGCCCGCGACGTTGGCGCGGATCAAAGTATTGATCGGCAGGTCCATGATCACGGCCGTCGCGGCCGTGAAAGAGGCATATTGCAGATCGACCCAGTTCGTGCCGTCGTCGGACACCTGGATCTTGACGGTGGCGCCGTCGAACGTGCCGCGCACGATCAACAGCGTCGGGCCGCCAGGGTGCGACAGCGCCGAGCTGTTGCCGTTGGTCGTGCGTGCCGAGAATAGGTATGTCGCCATGATCAGCTCACCACGATCGAGATTTCGTCATTGCCCGCCGTGCTCGGCACGAAGGTCATCGGCACGCTCAGCATATGAATGCCGTTCGCGTCCTGGTACGTCGGCGGTCCAAGCGAGACCCGGCTCGAGGTGACCTGCACCCGGTTGCCTGCGACGGTGCCGTGCGTCACCTGGAAGTTGCCGATCGTCGTGGCCAGAGCGGCCGCGAAGTAGTCCTTGCCGGCGATCGTCGGAGCCTCAAGCACCACAGTGCCGCTCACCTGGCGATCCGTCATCAGAACGTCCTCGGCGCCCACCAGCATGCGGTAATTCACCGCGTTGCCGAAGTTGATCTCGGCCGACTGCATCGCGCCTGAGTACGAGTGCAGCTGGAACCCGGTCGTGTTGTCCGAGTTGGCCGCGAGCGGCGTCTGGAACGCGGTGTACGTCGGGCTGGGCAGAGCCGTGTCGGTCGGCGCGTTGTACAGGCCCGTGAAGCTGAACCGATACACCGGGATCTGGCCCACCTGCAGGCTGATCTGCACATTGCCGCGAGCGCCGGTCACCTTGTGGAGCACGCCGTCGACGTTGTAGTAGATCGTCACCGACCCGAATGAGGCAGAGACCGGCGCATAGGTCACCGACACGCCCGCCGAAGTCGTTGCGGCCATACCACACGCGAGGAGCAGCGGGCCGTAAGCCGGAGCCGTGCCAGCGGTGCCGGATCCGGCGACCTCGACCTCGAACTCGCAGGTCACATGCGCTCCGGCCACCAGCTGCTCGCTGGCGCCCAGGTACGGACGGACCAGGTCGCGGCCGACGATCTCGGAATTCTGCGGCGTGATCGACAGGTTCCGCACAAGGACCGCATTTGCGGCCCCGGTCGGCGTCGGATCCGTGCCGTAGGTGACTTCGGTTTTTGCGAGGATCACTCGCTTGCGGCTCAACAAAGGCATGATGACCTCGCTATCAGTATGCGAATTTTAACTCAGAGCATTGAGGGTGGTGCGGTATGTGACGGTATATTCAACCGATACCACACCCGCCGGTTGATCTGCTTCCAATGATTCCCAGCTCGTCGCGCCAGGCACAATGTCGGTGACGTAGCCGCCCAACGTGGTGTCCACCAGCAGGCGCTCGTGCACGTCCATAATGATCGGATCCGCGATCTGGTCTGGCACTGCACCTCGGACGATTACCGAGACGCGCACGATCATGGTCCACTGCAGTGTGCCCAGCGTGTCCTGCTCGGCGTTGTCGGCCGATGGTTCAACAACGATCGCAGGCGATTCGTTGCGGGCCAAAGGCTCAACCCGGCTGCGATACACGCGACCGCTCACGTTGATCGTTGGCGTCAACAGCAGGGCAATGCGGGCAAGGATCTGTTCTCTTCTGCTCACCATCCAGATCCTATAAACGCCTGTCGTGAAGTTGAGGTCCAGTGTCTCACCGGCCATCCTCAGACCTTCTGCAAGTAGACCACTTTGAATGCGCCATCATCTTGCAGGCGCACCTCTCGAACCGTGTATGCAACGCCAGCCACGGTCAGCGAACTGCCGTAGCCCAGCGATGGATAGACGCTCGCTTTGATCGTCAGCGCGTAATCAGTGCTGATGATCATGTTGCCCGCGATGATCTCGCTGGGCATATCCAAAATGCCGGTGGTCGCAGTCGTGCCATTAGTGACAGCCACCGCGAACTCGGTGGTCTGCAGGAACACGTCCAGATTCTCACTGAGCGCCACGCTTACGGCCTCTGCGTTTCTGCGGTTGCACCACTTCAGGCTTGGCTTGCGTGATTAAGCGAGCCTTGCCCACCTCAATCAAAATCTCAGCATCAGCGTCAGATATCTCCTGCTGAGTGCCGGCCTTGACCAGCCTTCCATCTGCCATCGTCGTGCTGAGAATCAAGACGCGCATGCGAAACGGGCCGAGGTTTCCCCCGGCCCGCCTAGTCTTTTCGACTATCAGGCGATGTCAGCGTCGCCGTAGCAGAAGGACACTGCATTGCGAACCGCAATGTCGATGTCCTGCAGCGCCACGACGCGGACCGTGCCGGCGGTCGAACCGGAGTACGGATCAACCATCAGGTCAAGGCCAGCCCACATGCCGATGAGCAGGTCAGCAAAGTTGCCAAAGAACACGTCGCCGGCGGTCACCTGGTTCGAGGTCTCAGTGCGATAGCCGTTGACCGTGTTGCCAGGCTCCCACACGAACTGAGCCGTGTTGGTCGCTTTCTCGGTGGTCTTCAGAGCACCGCGCTGCGCCGGGTTGAACAGGTAGACCATCGTGCCGATATCGGCGTTGTCGGTCGCAACCTCGGTCTCCATCGCCACCAACTCCGCAAACGTCGGGTTAGTCGCAGCGAAGTCCTTGGTGTTGACGCCAGTCTGGTTTTTGATACCGGTCGGCTGGTTGCTAGAACCAGAGCCGTACAGCGCAGCCGCATCAATCGCAAGCGCGATAACTGACGACAGGTCGCGGCGAACCATTGCCTCAACGTCGATCGACGACTGGTTCAGCAAGCGGCGGCTGATATCCGTCCACGCACCGACCGTCTTCGGGTTCATCGTCACCTGCGCTAGGGTCTGCTGCGACTCGGTCGGAGCCGAGTTCTCAGCCACCCAGTACGCGGTCGCCGCAGCAGACTGCTTAGGGATCGCCACATTGCCCACCAGGCCAGACAGCATGGTCGCGCCAGAACGCATCACCACCGCGCGGTTGCGCAGCATCTCGATGAACGAAGCGGCCAACAGGTCGGTGGCGACAGTGAAGCCACCAGCGTTGTTGGTGCCAGCAGTCAGGTCACGCTTGTTGCGCAGGATCTCGCTGGGCACGAAGATGCCGCGGCTCGACTTGCCGGCAGCTTTGGCACCGGCCTCAGACACCTCACGCTCAAACGCAGCAGCTTCCCATGCAGCGCGGTCGCCGGGGTTGGCCAGCGCGTTCATGGCGCGGAGGAAGGAATACTCACGAACCTCTTTCTGCGTGAGGCCGATGTCGGTTTCAGTACCAGTGACAGGTTTCTGTTCCACGGAAATGCTCTCCAGAATAGCGGCGCGGGCCTCGTCAAGGCTCTTGCCAGAATCAATCAAGGTTCGCGCGAGGTCTTGCTGCTTGAAGCGCTCGCCCAGCGCGGAGATAGAGGCGATACGCGACCGTTCGGCTTCTGCAGCCTGCGTCGCAATCGTCTGGATATCGACGGTTTGCTCAGACATAGTGTCCTCATTGGTGGTTTCGGCAGGCTGTGCCGGTGGATCCTCGCGCGTCAGATTGACCGCGCGCTTCTCATTGGCCTCCGCCCGGCCGATCCCGACTGTTGGATCGGCAGGAATGGTGACCACTGAAACCTCATAGGCTTCCCAACTTGTCGCCGTGTACGTTGACTGGCCGGACTTCTTGCTCTCGACCATGTCCATGATGCGATAGCCAAACGACACATTGCGCAGAATGCCGTCGTTGACCAGGCCCATCACCTCGTCGGCTCGAGCAGTCTTGGCAAACCGTACCTTGGCGTATCCGCGCTTGTCTTTGTCAATCCAGGCACGCTCGACAACACCGACGATCTCGTCCATGTTGTGATTGAACAGCAGCGGAGCGCCATCGTTCAGCCGCTTGAGATCCGCAGCGCCAGCGTTGTGCGACAGCACTTCATCGCCAAACCAACGCTCGACAGGAAGCTCACTCGAAAACGGAAACTCCATTGTGCGCGACTCTGCGTCAATGGTAATAGCTTCCGTGGACGCCGCCAGCGTC